GTCTATATAGCGATTGCTTTTATGATTAGAAGGGGTATATCCCCCCCCATCCCTACATTCCCTTGCCATGTGTTATGCCCTTGCGCCTATTAGCCATGGTCAGGGCGCTATGGCATCTATGACACATAGGCCATCTATCCTGTCCTATATGATGCACCTCAGTTGATGGCATACCACACTGATAACAATATGGGTTAGCCTTGAGAAATAATACCCGCGCCCCTTGCCAAGAATAGCCATACCCACGAGCTGCGCTGCTTGCCCTCTTGGGTTGCACCCGCTTATGTATTGCGCAATATCCATGATCTGTAGCCTTGTTAGGACATAAGGGATATCTACAAGGCCCTAATGGTCGTATAGGCATCAATAATACAGTACCCTTGCCATGTTCCCATTATGGGATGGATGAAAAGGGATAAAATAAAAGAAGGGGGATTGTGAAACTGGATCATTGTCCATTACTCACCAGCCAATCCCCCTATAGAGAGGAGGGAGGACTTTATAAATAGCATCAATCATCATCGTTGTAATTTTTAAAACAATGTGTAAAATCCATTTGCCTACAATGACAAAAATCTTCGCAGGAATTACAATGTCTACCGCCATAGAGATAATAAGTATGCTCTTTTAAATTATTTGAATCGCATACATCATAATTGTCCTCAAAATAACTTTCATTACTGCCCATATCATTATAATAGGTGCCCCTCTCCAATATCTCTAATAATCGATACCCCTTTGCAATTTAATTATATATTTATCTCCGCAACACTCATTGTCTGGCCAGTGAAAACAACTATTCTTATCCCTATAATGGGACTTTTTAATTAAACGAGAATGATTGTATTCATGTTTATAAGCTCTATAAATTGCATCTTGGGATATCTCTTTACATGAATCAATTCCATAACAATTAGGCAGGGCCGATATTATAAGCCAAGCCTCTTGTATAAATTCTTCCTGAAGTTCCTTTCTTGCGCTGCGTCTTTTTGCTTGATTTATTATATGTTGTCTTATTATTTTGCAATTCCAGCATTGTTCAGTAAATTCGTTACCTGTCATTTAATATATTCCAATCATCCCTTGCCCAACTGAAATAAAGGATGTCCCATAGCTCGCCATCATATGTACGCTTGCGCAGCGGTAGGGTTGTAGTATAGCCTCCCCATTTTTTAGCGCGCTTTTCCCAAAAATCAGCGGCGGCGCATTTATAGGACTCGCCATAGATTGTTTGCAATCCTAAATAATTAAACCCCATTTCAAGAGCGAATTTAACAGCCGCAGATCCAATTCCGTTAGACCAATAATCAATATTAATAATCAAACCTATTTCGGCTGTTCCATATTCCCAAATTATAGAGGTCAGCTCTACTTGCCCCACTAATTTATCATCAAGATAAATGCCCCAATATCTGCCATTGGGATTATGAGATACTACTTTATCGAACCAATCGTATTGTTGAGTTATCGTTGTTGGCCTGGGATCTCGCCATGCTTCTGGCGTCTGGTTGCGCCATTGCAAAATTAGGGGCATATCCTCTCTGCGTAGTGCTCCAAATTTAATCATGTAGCCTCCCCTAATTTAGGCTTGTTTCCAGCCAACACTTCATCAATTACATCGGGCGGGCTTCCTATCGGATATTTGAATGTCTCATTAAACCGCATTCCCCAATCGAATAGATAATCATATCTTTGTCTGCTCAGATGCGGTCTGAAATATGGCCCCCATACATCATTCTTATCATGAACCCAAAAGTTCGCATTCTCATATTCTCGTATTTGATATTGAGTATGAACACAGTCATTCGTTAGCCGCGTTTTGGGCAAGGGAAACCATAGATAACAATTACCGCGAATATAGGGGTGGATATTGCGTAGATATTCCATGTATTTCCAATTAGCTTTTAATTCTTCATCCGTCTCGCCCGGCAGGCCGGCCATAAATGATATATTGCAGACGATCCCTACGCTCCTTAATCTCGCCAACTTGTCAGGGATCTCATGCAATTTAATTCGCTTATTTAGAATTACTTGCATGGCAGGGTCCACGGATTCGATGGAGAATATAAATATATGGACCACCCCAGCCATAGCTCTTATAAGATCATCGTTCAAATTGTTTATATGTCCAATACATTCCTCGATGTAATATCCTTTTGATTTACAGTATTCAAGTATGGAAATGGCGCGCTTTTGATTAGTCAAAAAGTTGTCATCGCCTATTGCAAATACGCGCCCCCCACACCGCGCATTGATATCGTCCATTTCGGCGCATACGCTTTCTACCGATCTATACTTAATCTCCCTTCCGCAGCTTTGCTTATAGCAAAATGAGCAATCAAAAGGACAACCCAATGAGCTCATTATCATGTGATAATATGGTACTTGCCCCCTTGTTAGTTTATCTCCTATCAATCCCCAGTCTGTTTCTGGTAATTCTCGCAGTCCGCCACTCTCCATCATGTCCGGTTTATATTCTCGCCTTATCTCCTCGGGCATGACAGAACACATAACCCCGCCCCATTTAATCGGGATCCCAGGCGCCTCCTTTCTGATAAATTGCGTTATCTCATCGGCATTTTTCATGAATTGACCAATGATTACTGTTAAGCCTATCCAGTCATAATTCTTATAATCCAGCATGATTTTTAATTCTTGCCGCCAGTCCTCGGAGATATGAGTATCGAGTATATCAACATCGTCTCCGCCTTGTTTCAGCCATGATCCGTAAATCATTAGCGACATCGGAGGGGGGTCTCGGTGGATACTGCGATATGACACGTGTCCGAGATTGTGCGCTGGATTGATAAGAAGGACCCTCAACCAATAACCTCCTTTAGTTGATCCGGAGTCAATGCAAATACTCCGGAATCGGGGTTATTATCCGAACGTTCTAATACAAAATGTTTCTCCCACACCTGCGGCTTGTATTTATTCCATAGGTCCAACCCCGGAGTGTGATCCGAAACGCCACTTGCCAATTCCTTGCCCGTAAACGCCATCTCATATTCAGCAAGCGTTGCCGGATATTGCGGGATGCATGCAAGCCATTGTACGGCCCCAGCTGCTACCTCCGCATATTTATCATGGCTCGCCACTATGAGGACGCCTCGAGGCACATATTTTGACAAGCAATATTTGTCAGGGTTGCAAGCCAGCTTAATAAATGGCACAGGGAAGTTAAGTAGATACTGCAAACTCAATTCATCAAATACACTGCTTGTAGTGGGATATCCCTTCCCTGACGCATATTCATAAGCGGCCTTGAATACATCTTTATCAAGCGGCTTATTCGGCGGCTTGGGGTCTACCTCTAGCTGCCACTTAAATATAATGGGACATTTCTTACCGTCGATTTTAATGACCTCATCGATCATTCGTTTTGCATAATCAACATCGTTGCGACAAGTATTGCCAGATCCCATATCAAGAATTACTATTGACAATCCTAACCTCCTTTGCTGGCCTTCCCCTAAACTTGATAGAGCCATCACCATTAGGCTCTCTGTCTCCGCAAGCCGGGCATTCCGCAACGATTGGGTTATCCTTTGCCCGCTTGTACTCCGCCTTACCGCATTTAAGACATTTCACTAATACTCTCCTATGGTTTCGAATGCTTCGGCAAATCCCGACCGGCCAGTGCCGCGCGCACGCGCAAGCGCCTCGACAGACTCAATGCTCCGAGGGTCGGGCCATTTACGCAGCTCATGTTTATAGGCTTCAAGCGCCCTCAGCTTGATCTTTATTGTGCTCGCTACATCCTCCCACTCGTTCGGTACGAAATCATTATCAATAGGCGGAATCTCAAAGCGCCTAACCTTTTTGATAAATGGCCTCCTGTATGGTCTGACCGCTGGAAGCACGGCAAAAGCAACTCTGCCGTGATCTATATTATTATCATGCGAGGTATGGGTATAAACTATGTCAGGTCTAAATGCATCGATCTCACATTCAATCGCTTTAGTTAATTCGAGATAAGGGATGGTGTCAAGCATTTGGTCGGGGAAGCCATAAGCGACGCTCTCGATGCAAGGCCCTAAAACCCATAATGCCCTCCTCCTTTCCTTTGATAGATTTACATTTCCTCCTCTGCTGGTTAGTATCGACGTCATATATATAATGCGAATCGCGTCACCAGCCTTGTAATGCTTCGCAATACTCCCACCGCATCCCAGAACCTCATCATCGGAATGCGCTACTATGACCATTATTTTCTGCATATCAACCTTCGCGTCCCTTCAATACCGCAATTGAATAACATGTCAAGTATGGAAAGGCCTGGCACAAACGACTTACCTAATTGAGTATATATCGGATATTCATATTCCTGAAATATCGGTTTTATACCATTCGCCTTGAAGTATTCAATGTCAACATAGTCTCGACCGTTCCTGCCAAACAAAAACTTGTCAGCTCCGAAGTGCCTGCACAGATTGACTATCAACTCTTGTTTGGAACCAGTCACGCCTATGTCTGATTGATATACTATTTCACGCGTTACCAGTTCGCTCCAAAATGGGAAATCCTCCGCTATGGGTAAGCATGCGGCTTCCCACTCATATAAAACTTGATATGAAGATTCGACTAATCCTATAATATCATCATAGTATATCGCCCTATGATATGCTTGCTTGATTGTCTCTAAATGCTTATGCCTCCAGTTGGAATCAACAATTCTAATTTCTCTGATCGTCTTCGTCTTGTAGTATTTTGTAATCACCGGTATAGTAAGCCAATGGGGCTTGTCATTCAGCTTTATTAGGTTGCGGTTTATGTAGCTGTTCTTTTCGAATTGAACATCGTCGAGAATAACAAATACGTCGGACCTGTTTATCTTATCGAAATATCCAGGCCATGGAAGGTATGCACCTTGATGGGCAGATAAAATCATACGCCGTGTATCCTCCTGTACTTTTCCTCAGCCATCTGCCAGTCCTCCTCAGTGTTGATGTCCTGAAACAGTGCGTCGTTGATTATCCACTTGATAATGTCCTGCTCGTTAAGCTCTATGCCCTTTTCCCACAGCCCTATAAATCGCGGGGTATAAAGCCAGTAAAACTGTCCCGCATCTTTGCCACCGCTACCCCATGAGACAACCGGTCGCTCCTCGATCATGTTGTATGCTTGACGCAATATCTCGGGCGTCATAAATGCGCCAGCCTGGGTATAGAGACAGCAGGCATAATCGTACTCCGGATATGCGTCGAGAATATGCCCGATAACTTCCTCGGTGTCGCTATTGTCGTTTGCGTTTGATAGGTCCCTAAATGGTTTCGCTCCCCATGATCCGGCCAATGCAAGAGTATTATCAGCCTCGCTCGATACAACGATCATATCAAACAAGGTTGATGATTGTGCAAGTTCAATCGCCATCTGCAACATTGGCTTTCCCATAAATAGGCGCATATTTTTGCCTGGGACACGCTTTGAGGATGCGCGGGCGGGAATGATCGCCATGGGCTTGTTCATATTCCCTTTCTATCCTTTTTTATTTATTGGAAATAATTCTCTATTGCCTTCAATTAGTGCTCTATGCTGATTCGCTATTCTAGCATGAATGCGCTTTCTGTCGTCGCATCTCGCTTGACTGTTTTGTCTCTTCTCCTCATCTTGCGAAAGCCCATATAAAACTTCCTTTTTCTTTGTGACTTTATTTTCTATTTCTGGAGTTATCCAGATGATATTATGGGCTCGCATCTTTTTCCCAAGAGCAGACATGACTGATATCCCGAGATTGCGCTGATAAAATCTTTCTATCGGGTCATCGGAATAACTTATTTCAAGAGCGTCATGTACATCATCAAGGGAGAGCAAGCATTCCTTTCTTGGCAATCCATCCTTTGTCAGATAAAGCGGAACAACTTCTTTCATATGCAAATGCGGTACTATTCGATCTGTTTCCATTTCTGCGTCTCCTTCCCTGCATTATTGATGATCTCAATTGTTCTCTTCATGAGAGTAACAAAATTATTTAGCCGTTGCGGATCGAGTTGATCCGCATTCGCCAATACCTCCTTCAATACTGTATTTATCTGTACGACATTAGCTATACATGTTTCCAAATAATCAGAAATATGAGGCTTAATTTTTATTTTTGGATTCGCCTCATTAAATTTTTTATTAGCTTCGTTGGCTACATATTCCCTAACAGTCTTGGCTGTCGCCCGTTCAGTAGCGTTGCCATCATTAATTATTTTCTCAGCAATTTCTCTTTGCTTTTCTTTTGGCACTCCAGAGGATTTGACGGCCTTTCTAAACTCTTCCGCCGCTCGCATGGAAGGCATTTGTTCAACAGCTCCGCGATCTATCGTGCCTTCTTTTTCATCCTTGAAAATAGCAAGCGCATCCTGGATCATCCACTGTCGCCAGTTGCCACCGAGAAACTTGAGAATCGTGGTTTGACCGGCGCCTTTTGTTCTTGCATCTGAATATGATGCGCGAGAATCGAATAAACGCTTAATAGATTCATTAAGCGTTTCCCAGCTTTCCGCCTTCGCCATCTCCGCGTCAATAAACTCCTTCGCCACCGATACCGTCTCGTTCACTACCGCCGGCGAAGACTTCCAGTCATCCATGTTCTCATTTGCCATGATACGAATCATTTTCGCATCGTCGATTTCTTTGACGGGTATATCTACTTCCTTAATTTTCAATTCTTGTAACGCCGTCAATCTATGATGCCCATAGGCTATCTCATATACGTTCCCGTTTTTTCTTGCAAGCACATTGTCCCAGAATTCCGTTTCGCCTATGCTTATTTTTAATGCTTCTACCTTGTCATGCTGGATGGGATATTTTTCCATGTGTCGATATGGATTGGGCCGCAAATCTTTTACTTGTATTTTCAAAGTTTTTATTTCCTCCTCTCCCAAATATATTATGTTTTTCCCAAACTTGTCAAGCTATCATCTCGGCTTATACTCTTCCCATTTCTCCCGCAGATTCTCATACTCTGGCTGCTCCGTGTCGGGAGCATCATCAGGATATCGTGTCGCATAGATCTCCATCTTCTGCGCGCCCTCCCCCGCCTGGCCGGGGAACATATAGCAATGCGCCCCTACGATCTCCCAACTGCTTTTAAGTATCGATATCCCTTCCTCCCGGCCGTCAAACCGATCAAGCCTGTAAAACTTGTCAGCCTCCGGGTCGTCATGCAGAATTGCCCCGCCCCCCGACGATAGTGCAAGCGGCTTCTGGGGATGGAACGAAAGACATTGCACGGTCCCTGGCACATACATTTTTGGCTTTAGCCGCAAGGCGCAATCCCATATATTTGAAGGCCGAATATTATAAATGCCCCGCCATTCCTCATCGATAAATTCAAGATACAACCCAGTACGCAAAATCATGTTTGCAACGGATCGATAAGTGCGCTCAGGGATAATAGCTTTAGTGCCACCATTCACCCGATACCATTCCAGGGCGAGTTGTAGGGCAGAAGTAGCGGAATTAACAACCACCACAAATGACGCTCCCGTGTATTCGCTAATAGATTTTTCAAAATCTCTATTAGCCTGAAATGCGTTCATTTTCCATCCTCCCACCCTATCCGTGGACAGGTTAGGAGTGTTTTTCTTGATTTATGTGGACATAGAACGTTTGTTTGTATTTCTTCTCATCTTGGCGACGGCGATAATCCTGCTTCCAAAAGGTATGTGCGGCGCGGCGGGCAAGGGAATATATATCAACGTTATTCGCGCTCATTCCCACACGCATCCAAAAATAACTCGATAGATCCTCTTGGTCTTGAAGGGAATGTTTGAAGTAGCGCCTCGCCTGCGCCTTGATATAGTCGTTTATCTCATTGTCGCGCCATAGGCGCAGTTGATGCTCGTGATCCACATCCCCTCCCGGTTGTGGCTAGTTGCTATCGAGCGGCTTTGTCTATCGTCGCACACCCGCTCTTAAATATCGCGCTGTAGTTATCCAATCTCAGCCCATCCCTCACATCCTCCACACTGCGCGCCACGATTACGCATGCCCCTGCTCGATAGGCGCGCCGCATCCACTCCTCTTGCGCGTCGGCCACAACACCATGGGGCGCCTTCACCTCAATCACAAGCAAGCGGCCGCCGGACAACACGCCGTTGATATCCGCTATCCCCGTCTCCACCGGTCGGTGGCGCTCATCGTGTGTCAGCCATGCCGGGATCCGGTTGAGGCGCAGATAGTCGAGGATCTGACGGCGTACGGCGCGCTCGGGTAGCTCGAGCGGCTCCACGCACATAGGCCCAGCGGGGCGCTTACGGCGGCTCATGACTCCCCACCCTTTAATGCGGCGGGCTTGTCCCATCCGGTTTTTGAAAGCACGATCGGCTCCGGTATCATCGCGCCACCGCAGTTTTTATATTCCCACCGTACAAAGTGAGATTTAAGGGCCCCGCATTCCTCGCACCAGAACCATATCCGGTTGATTCCGTTGAGCTGGCGCGTCTTGTGATGTTTACAACGGCTCATGGCTCCTCCTCGACCGCGGGGGGTTCGGGTAGCGGCATCCAGTGGGTGACGTCATTGTTTTTATTCCATCTACCGAAATTGTAATCAAAAAAGTAATTACCATCATTCCAACCAAGATCAAGACAAATGCCATAATAAGATATTTCTATACCATGCTTACTATACGATAAAACACTAGCATTCATATTTTTCGAGATCTTCGGAAGTCCGTCCTTAACACTTATCCACCGCTTCGGCGCGGCGGGTTCGGGGGAAAGAGAGTGATCTCTCTCTGCCCAACACTTATCGCAGAGATAATATACTTTTCCATGATCCACGAACCAATGAGAAAGGCTATTCTCGACAGGTTCGCAACATGCATAGCATTCCTTCGCGGCAGGCTCGGGGGGATCGTCAGGGAATAAATCAATGCCACAAGACAGATCCTTGATCGCCTCGCCCTTTTGAAGGGCAACAGTATCCGCCGTGTTGATTTTATCAGGCTCGGGGTGAGGTCCCAGGACATTGGTAGCCTCTCGCATAGCGGCTGAGAACTCGTCCATTGCCTCGCGTCCGCACAACGCCTCAGATAGCAGCAGATCTTCACCCGCCATCCAGAGACGGGCCAGGGTAGAGTGGTAGTCGGGCCGGGCCTTCTTGCTGGCGTCGGCGGGAGGGGCACGCTTGACAAAAGCAATAGGCTGAACGGGATAGTATTGGAGCATCGCTGTTTCTACTTGTAAATCAGAAAGGCATCGCCCATTAACACAAGCAGCGCCATTTCGGAATGCCTCGCATAGCTTCTCCCTCAGACCCGCATCATCGCCACGACTGCGCGCCTTATCTCGCATCCATTTCGCTCCAGCCTTGTAGCCATCTTCATAGATTCCACTGAACTCGGGCCGGTTCCAGTCCTGTTGAGCTTCATCGCATGCTACCTGGTCTATCTCTTTGTCGTCAGGCAGCCCCGCATTATCGCGGGCGGCGGAGAGGAGGGCAATTATGCGGTCGCGCGCCACACAACGATTCGTCTCGCAATCGTAGTCAGCATTATCCATGAGTGCATCGATTTCTTCTTTCACCTTCTCGCATAGGCTCGCTTCACCTCGTCCCTCCGCGAGTAACCTTGTTCGCACCGTGCGCTCCGCCTTGTCATCACTGCACGCCATGCAAAGAATGGCTTTTGCATCATGGCAGCGGACGCAATCTTTTTGCTCCGTCTCGCGTAGGCTATCGATCATCGGGGTCCTCCTTGCCTATGCTCAGCTCTACATACCACCAAGCGATGTAGAGCGAGAAATGAAAATGCGCCGGGCAATCACCCTTTCCAGCAATTCCACCTTTCCTTGTGAATCCATGGCGATGAATACATATATCAGCCCCCAGGTGAAAACCGTTGTCGATGCGGTCTGCTAAAATCCTCATCTCACTCCTCCTTGTCGAAGATGGCGGCGACGATGCGCTTAGCAGTGTGCGGCTTGTTGTAGCAGGTCTCCGTACATTCGTCGGTGCACAAATAAGCCAACACCCTTCCCTCCGCTCTCTCCCGCAGCTTGGCGCGTTCGTCGGCGCGGATTATCTCAGTCAGTTTGCGTGCATCAGACTTATCACTCATCCCTTCATCTCCTTTTGCACGATAATTATCTCCATCGTCTTTTTACTTCATGGACGCTTTTAATGATCCCGAGGTAATTGAGCAGATATATCCATAGCTGATGATGCCACGGGATCGATGGCAGGGACTCCAAAGTCCCCTCCTCGTTTGTCTGGACATACCATTTATCGCCTACATAGACGATCTGTCCAATCATCCCTCCACCTCCTTGCTCGCGGCGATGGCGGCGCGGACTTTTGTTATATCGAGGTAGACAGAACAGGCTGATAACCTTTTCCCTGACGATTCATAACATGCAAACTGGGTTTCAACGTCTTCCAGCGCCCCCGACAGCCCCTCGATGATGCTGGATTGCTTCGCCAGCTGCGATGACTGCTTTCGAATCGTGTCTATGTAGACCTCGATATATTTCTCCACCATCGCCTCTCGATGTTTGTCGGAGAAAAGGTCGGAAGATCGAATACGCAGACTATCCTCAAGCGTTGCATTTCTTTGTTCGGCGGCCTCTGCATAGGCGTCGAAGTCGGAGGCGAGAATAACGATGTGATCGCCGGGGATGTAAAAGCGGCTCCCATCCAACCGGTCAAGGTCGCTTGCCTTGTATCGCGTAATATCACTTACTTTCATCCCTCACCTCCCTTGAGATACGCGCGCATTAGATCGCGTAATTTGTTTTCGCACAGATCCCGGTATTCGGCATATTGAGCCCAGCGGGCATTGGCGGTAGTCACGCGAGCGCGGGAACTTCCAGGTTCAAGAGATGCGCGTACATCGCCAGCATTAGATGCCTTCCTCTCGGCATTCATTAAATTAGTGCACGCCTGTTTTATCTCCGAAATAATATTGCGATAGTCGGTATCCAATATCATCCCTCACCTCCTCGAAAGATATCCAGCCCGCGCTCCACTGGCGCTATTTTCTCATCCCCATTTTTCTAAGTAGGTTCGTCGCTTCCCTCCACGCCTCGGCCATTTCCTCTTGCGTGTATTCCTCGGTAGACTCTGATTCTATTTGCTTGACACCATGTCGCGTTTTGTCGATCGATTCTTTCTCGTGTCCTAGCTTGTAGGCATCAAGCTTCATCGTTTCGAGTTCATGTACGCCGGGAGGCTTGCCATATACTGACGGATGATCTCGTAGGCATATATCACAAAGCGCCGATAGAAAGTATTCGTCTTTGCCATCGAGCCATTTAATTACTTCAGGCTTCATCGCCGGCAAATATTTCCCGAATACACTTTCGGCCCAATTGGCAAATCCGACAGCATTCATCAAGTCACCTCTCGATCACGGCCATTACATCAGCCGGTATTTCTTCGCGTCTCATGGATTCCAGCACCATGTCCCATAATTTATTTGCGAGTATGTGCGGCAAGAAAGGTTTTTCAGTCCAGAACTTATCGACGCCTTGTTTTAGTTTCCAGAACTGCGCGCACACGGTAATGAGCAGGTCGGGGTAATGATCAGGATCGCGGGCGCGAGCCTTGCTGATAAGCTCATGTATCGCCTTGCCCTCTAACGCGTAGTTTGTGAACTTGTCCCCGTTGTGAGAAAGGAAGCCCCTCTCGATGTTATGATAAAGCTCTCTGTCCTGTTCACTTACGAGCGCGACAGCGCTAATATTATCTTCTCCTTTCCTTTCCTTTCCTTTCCTTTCCCTCTGTACTTTTTCCGGCCCGGTATTTTCTGGAACATCCTGGAATGTTCTGGAACTTTCCACTGGTAAATATTCCCCAGGTTTGGGATATTTCGGGCTTGCTAATGCTTCCTTATTGCTTATGCGCTGGTGCTTTAGGAAATTAACGATGTGCCCGTATACCTTGCCATCGGCTTCGAAACGACGGATCATCCCAGAACTTTCCAGAACGTGCAAGGAACGTTCCAGATCGTACTGGACCAGCGGAAGGATGTCTAATTTTAGAACACGGGGGTTCCATACAAACACACCCTCCCCGCTGCTCACGCACCATAGTCCCTCAAATACGAGCATGATTCTCAATTCTGGATACTGAGTTTCGAGATCAGATAGTTTTTCGTCTCTAAAATAATCAGGTTTCACGGAACGTATCCTCACCTCTCCCCTCCCCTTACTCACTACCGTTCGACGTCCGACGCTTCCTCATCTCTCCGCCGTATCGCCCGACGCACGCGCAGCTCGCCGATCTGGTACCACAGCTTATATTTGTGCAAGTCGTCCACCTCGCGGCGCAGGCGGGCGTTCTCCGCTTCCAGCTCGCGGATGGTCATGACGTTCCCGTCAAGTTACAAACTGCGCGATAGCACTCGGCAATCTTGCGGTATGCCAGACAGAGGGCCTTTTTCCGCGCCTCCTCTGCTGTCTCCACATGCAATTCATAAGCGTCGTAGAATGGCGCAAGAAGCATTACCCATTCGCCCGGGTGGTAGATATGTTCACTGACCACGACAAGGCGAAGAGGGCCAATATCAATGCTCCATGAGCGGGGCTTGCCATGGTCTTCTCCGCGCGAATAGGACGTGGCATCCTCCCATTTTGGTTTCATCCCCGCACCTCCTTAGCGTGAGTTGAATTAGTGATGTTTCCGTGTACCGGGCACTTCCACCCGACAATTTGCGGCTTCTTATCGAGCGTTATGTTTAGTCTGCCGATTTTCATATCCCCTCCCTCTATCTCAGTTTCAGCCACAGCCAATGCGCCAGGTCGTCTCTCCGCGCCTGCACACGCCTTCCCCACTCAAGCGAGCGCGTCGGGTGCCAGGCGTTGAACCAGCTCACTGCCGTTGTGAGATCACGCCCACCCCGCGCCTTGCATACCTTTAGGAAATCCGCGCCCGCGATGTTGTGCTCGATGATGTCGCCGCGGTGCTGTGCGTGATAGCGGTCATAGAGTTGCCACAGCCCCCAGCTGGTCCCCTCGGGCTCTACCCGCTCGGCGCACGGATCAAAGTGCGACTCCTCGTACACCACGGCCACACCGTCCAGCCCAGCCTCGGCGTAGACGATGCCCACCAGGACCGGGGAGGCGCCAAGGTAAGCGGCTATGAGGAGGGCGCACTCGATCATGGTTATATTTTGTTTCCAGCCATAAGCCGGTTGACTAATTCCCTGCGCTCCTTCTGCGCTTGCCCTAGCCCATAGGCGAGCATCGACTCGGCATTGTTTGAGTCTCCGTACTGCACCCACGTCATGGCTCGCCCGATGCCCTTTTCGTACTGGACATTAGTGCCGATAATGGCGATAGCGTCAGGGAAACCATGCTTTTCTCGGAGCGCTCCCAGGTCAGCAAAGAATGCCCCGATAGTGGCATTAGTTTCGTCTGCCGTGTGTGCTTCACTCAGGCGGCGGTATTTTTCAGGATCATTCGTGACTGGGTAACTCATATTTTCTCCTTTCCCTTGCGTATCAGGTCGTGCATGTGTCCCGCAGCTCGAGCGCTCCACGTCTTTTCGTCGTGCTTGATGCCGAGCGAGCCGTAGGCGACGAGGAGGCCGGCTGTAAGGATTGCGATAACAACGACATAGGCGAGCCACATGATTACCTCCTAAAGCCGCGCAAGAATATGGAGCGATGGAGACGGGTGTAGCGGGTCACGCGAAAAGCCTCGTCTGCCGCTCCTTGATGCGGTCGATGGTGAGACGATTCAGTGTTTTGAAATTAACGGTAGGGTTCTTAAACTCTTTCACCATCTCCCACGCCGATTCCGTAACGAGGCAATGAAAGACCGTCCCGAGTAGGCGTGGGATGAGTTTCGATTCCCATTTCCCAGCCTCGGCAATAATCCTTGCCAGTTCCTTTTCGATGAGCGCATCGGTGCAGAACTTCTCCACGATGTCCTGCTCAACCATCCGCTCGCCCTTGATGATCGGGGCACCGAACGCGAGATGGTTCATCGTCTTGAACTCAGAACGGACGATCTTCGCCCACTTCACGCGGCCGAAGCGGTTGCGGTAGGAATAGTTTTTGATGACGATTCCCTCGCCCGCTCCGCATCCGTCTTTGACGAGGAACGTGTTTTGGTCGAGCAGATTGTAGAACTGCTCATCGCTGCCATTGCGGACCTCGGCGAGTAGGGGAATGAAGTCCAGCCCGTGTTCGACGAGCCACGGCTGATACATCGCATACGGCAAGTATTCGATGCCCTCGGCCTTCTCCGCAGGCCCCTCGTCTTCTCTCCCCTCCGTCTCGACACACACGTCGAAGACGTAGAACCTCCGCCATGCGTCCTCGCGGTAGGTTTTCAGGGAATGTGGAACGAGCCATTCCCCGTATAATCTGTGCGTCGGATGCGCTTCGAGGTACGACCGAACGCCGGGAAGTTTTGACACGACATCGCGGAATCCCTGATTATCGTCCCCGCCTTCAAGGTCGCGGTTGCGTGATCCGAATTGTAATTCACCGTCGCGGAGCCAAACACTTCCGTTGGTTCCGTCGATCTTCGGGAACGCATAGCAGACCCCGGAAGTGATCCCTTCCACCTCGTCAGTCCCGAGCCGTTCGATATGCTGGTACTTCACGAAATCCATCTCTTCACGCTCCCTTCTTCTCCCTAAAGCCGCGTGAGGGCTCGCGGCCAAAAGTGGCGATCGAATGCCGGTAATTGTGCGCCGGCATACGCATGCATTCATTAGTCATGGTTTCGCCCCTGCCCTCTCCGGGGACTCGCACGCCGGGCAACGCCCGGGATTGGGGGAGACAGGATTCGAACCTGCAAAACAATGACGCGCCATTGCCCTTTGATTGATGCATCGCCGGCTCGCGATATTAATGTCCGTGGAGTCGTCACCACGCGGGCTCGTTTCGCTTTTTTCTTCAGGAGCGATAACCGACGTTGCCATTTTCTGGCCGCCTCGCGCTGGATGCATAATCGCGTCTACCATTGCGCCACTCCCCCATGTAATGCGCGGGGCCACCTCTTGAGACCCCGCGCGTGAGATCCCAAAGAAAGATTTATTGCCTTCGCTCGCCTTGGCACTTGGCCGCGAGCTGACCGAGGTCTGGAGCCTCGCGCTATCGCGTGGTGTGCCGACGCTGTATTGGCCATCACTGTCGACGGACACGGTCGGCCTCATCGCCGAGGTCGTGCACTGCGTCGTCATCTCCAGGATCTCCTCTGTCGTGTGCGGGATGGTGGCGATCATGCGTTGTATTCCTCGGCCTCTTCGCGGGTTGCAAAGAAGTGGATACCATGAGAGCATTCGATGCGCCAATCGTCGTCATAGCTGTCGGGCCGAACCGTCTCGCCCTCCGCGTATGTAATGCCAGCCATATTCATCGCAGGAGTTGATGTATGTGCTTGATGATCGTCAGTTTCCAGCACTACTGCATACTCGGCTCGGCATTTACGCCCTACGATAGATGCGGTCCGTTTTGCTTCTTTCGGAATGAGTAGTCTAACAACGCGACCGTCCACTTTTTTCCAGACGATCAGATCCCCACCCGGAACCTGAAAATGGGGGAGATTTTTGGCGCCCGTGAGGTTGGCGCCCGTGAGGTCGGCGCGCGTGAGGTTGGCGTCCGTGAGGTTGGCGTCCGTGAGGTCGGCGCCCGTGAGGTTGGCGTCCGTGAGGTCGGCGCCCCTGAGGTTGGCGTCCGTGAGGTCGGCGCCCGTGAGGTTGGCGTCCGTGAGGTCGGCGCCCCTGAGGTTGGCGCCCGTGAGGTTGGCGCCCGTGAGGTCGGCGCCCGTGAGGTTGGCGTCCGTGAGGTTGGCGCGCGATCCTCCTTCTCCCTTTAGCCATTTCTCATGCTCTGCTAAAATCGCCTTCATTTCATTGATGGTGTACGTTTTCATGCTTCTCCCCCTTTCGCGGCCGTGGCCGCTATATCCCCGCCTTGACCGCAGGAGCACGCTTCGCCCGCACGATCTTGTTGATCAGGCTCGGGTGTTTTGTCCCAAACCGCTCGTCGCCGATATCGTGGATCTGGCGGTGATGTTTGACGCATAGGGCGAGCAGGTTCGATGCGTTGTCACTCCCTCCCGCAGCCCTAGTTCGGACGTGATGTGGGGGCTCACTCGGCACTCCGCAAGCCTCACAGCCAACGTGGTCCATCCAGTACGATGCGTAGGCCGCCGAGTAGTGATGCTTTGCGCAGTAGATCATGATGTCGTCGCGATTCATTCGCTCTCCTCCACAAGAATTATTCCAAGCTCGGCGGCCCGCATATGGGTCCAGTCGATCGCCGCCGCTTCCATTGCGGGAGTCGCCCGCGATTCGCTAATAGGCCGCATCTTCGCGGTTTTCCCGACGCGGACCTCCTCCCACTCCCACCCCGGGCAGTCGGCTTTCATCACTTCCTTGATCTCATTCATCGAGTAACCAGTTTCCAGAGCTATCTGCCGCAGATGGCCGTGTAAGTGATGATTCTGCGATAAAGGCCCAGTGGACCGAATGCGTCGAATGAGTGGTAGGGATTGTCCGCAGGTCGGGCAACGGGTCATGCTGTCGCCTTTTTCTCGGTGGCACTTTCCAGGGGCGCAGGCTCGGCGTAGAACTTGCGCTCGCCGGACACTATCGCCGTGCCCTCAACGTAGATTCCTTCACTCTCGATCAACTTGCGCGTCGCAGTTTTGTCCACTTCCTTCTTTACGCGGACGCATTCGGCATGCCCTATCTCTTCCAGATGCGCGACGGCCGTCACGGCATCCATCACTTCCAGATGCTCGGGCGCTTGTCGGAAACCGGCCACGCCGTTGACGAGCAGCACACTCTTGCGCTTGCCATCCTCGGCGATCCGCCGTTCGATCCAGGGAAGAAGTAGCGCATCCATAGTCTCGCAGGTGCGGTGCAGGGGAGCCGTGATTGCGGTAGTGCGCTCGTCGATGTGAGCCTTACGCGCCTTGGCATACTCCTCGCGCTCGGCAATCTCGGCAAGGGCGCGCGCCTTCTTTGCCATCGCCCACTCGGCTTTTTCGATGGAGTCAACGACAAAGCCCTGAGGGGTCGCCTCGTCGGACTCCTCGTCGGCGTAGTCAACAATTTCTATTGTCATGGGTGCCTCCTAGAAGGGGATATCATCCTCGAAATTGTCAGGGGATTGCTGAGAATCACCATTACTCTGAACTCCCAGCAGATCAGCAACCCATTTAGGCATGTAAGACCGGGGAAGTTCAGGGGACATGGGTTCCTGTCCTTTCATGCGAGGGAATATGGATGCAATAACAATGGATTTCCCCGCGCCGTTCTTTTTCGGCTTCTCAATTAGGTTAAGGTTGCAATTTTTCCCGATCAATACTTCAATATCAAAACCATTAACCTGTTCATCCGCCGTGAACGGCTTCCCAGCCCACGCTTCAATGAATGGCCTAAGTTTCGATTTTTCACCCAAAGACAGAGTAAACTTTTCTGATACCGTGAACCGTTTTCCAGCGAACTCACCTTCCTTGATAGTCTGGTCAAGCTCGAACATGAGTATCACTTTGTTAGAAGTGACTTTCTTCCCCTGCCATTCATAGCTGGATATGAATGGTCCGTAGATGTTGGAGAGTACCGCCCGGTGCGGCTCCCCGGTGGACGGCTTTTCAAACGTCACACTACCGCCTGCTTTTGCGATGATTGCCATGCCCTACCTCCTTATTGTTTTCAAAATATCCCTAAATATTGGATGCACGCTCTCCTCTACCAGTGCACGGTCCACGGCCTCGTCATACTTGCGGTCGGGGTCGTCCCACGGGATGGACAGGTCAGGTTGCTCCTCGGCTATGCGCGCATTGATCCTGTCAAGCACCCCAGGGAGCAATATCTTCCCAAGATCCCGCTGGTCGTCTGTTAGGTTGTAGACTTCGACGTCGTTGATCGTTTCCCCGTCGTGACGGACATCCAGCTTGACGCCCCTGATCGTCATCGTTACTGTGGTCATATAGCCTCCTGTACTTTCCGCGCCTTGAGCGGCCGTATCATCGCCTCTGGTCCGCGTTCGCGTACGCCCTCGATCTGTGAATCAATGCGCGTCTTGATGTCTTGTATACTTGGGCCTCTTTTATGTAGGCCCTGCTCGATACTGACGATGATTCCAGCAACCGCTCCGGTAGCGGATGGATTCGACAAATCCTTGACTAGGTGCTTGAGATACATCAGGATCGCCTCGCGCTCTGCTGCGCAACCTTCCGCGTAGCCGCCGCTAACGAGATCTACATCACGACCGTTCATTTTGGCCTCCAAAAAGACACGACGAATTGCTTCGGGTTTTCCTCCCGTTTCCGCGGTTGCCAAAAAGAAAGCGCCGGTTGGGGAAAGGAGGGGGGAACCTCGACCGGCGCAGGGATAGGTACGCCGCATGCCTCGCAGACCTTGCGCTCGATCTCGGCTAACTGAGCGGGGGGGCAGCTCCGCCGTTTTATCGACGCCGTCGCGAAACACGCGGAAGGAGAGAAGGCGCGCAGGGGCGCCCGGGGAAAGGTAGCGAGGGGAATCTGCGCCAACATGAGGGCTGCGGCGGGGGAGCTGGATATGCGCCTGGACGTGGTAGCGTACAGAGCCGATGCGGACCTCGACGGTCGTGCGGCGCGTTCCCTTGCGCTCAAGGTAGGCATCCTCGACGCGCTTGACGCAGTCCGCGCATAGGCCGTGAGAGACGCCATCGCGCTCGGAAGGTATCGAGCCCAGGTCAGCCTTGCACTCAGCACAGATTCGACGCAGCATTACGGTCTCCCGCAGACGTAGAACGCACCGTCGACGTCGCACAGAAGCCCGTAGCCTTTTTCCCAAACCTCCCACCGTTTAGTGGCATGCTCTAGATATTTGGGATCAAGTTTGTCCTTGACCAGGATGCAGCGAGACAGTAATACGGCATCCTCTGCGGCGTCCCTTGCGGCTGCCCTTGCGGCGTCCCATGCGGCGTCCCCTGCGGCATCCCCTGCGGCATCCCCTGCGGCGTCCCATGCGGCGTCCCCTGCGGCGTCCCTTGCGGCGTCCCCTGCGGCATCCCATGCGGCATCCCTTGCGGCGTCCCTTGCGGCATCCCATGCGGCATCCCTTGCGGCGTCCCTTGCGGCTGCCCTTGCGGCGTCCCATGCGGCGTCCCTTGCGGCGTCCCTTGCGGCGTCCCATGCGGCGTCCCTTGCGGCATCCCCTGCGGCGTCCCATGCGGCTGCCCGAGTAGGGAATACCTTCCAAGCCTTGTCTTTTCTGCCTTTCTTTTTGGCAAAGAAATTAACATCCTTGATGGACGCCACGAAATCCATGGCCTCGAAAAACCAAGGCCGGTCTTCCTTCCATGCCTTCAATTCCGCGCGGCATTCCTTCTCCGCCCATTTTGCGTTGTACCACGAGGGCAGGATGTCTTGATCGGTCTTGAATTCCCATTTCGAGAACGGGAGCAGATACTTGTTGTCCGGCGGCGCAATCTCTACACGGACAATCTTTTGGGGATCATCCTTGAGCCCGAAGTGCTCGATGATTGCCTCGTGCCGATCATCCGATGGATGCCGGTAGATCCGCTCCCGAGTCACAACAAAACTCGCTAATCTGCACATCTCCTCCCCCTTTCATCGCTCGCGGGTCCTCCCAGTAAGTCCCCGCGAACGCGCTACTTCCTATCAATTATGTATAGCAAATCTCCGCTTGCCTTATCATAATATATCGCGCGGTCTATCCTGTCAAGCATAATCTTATCTTTTTTTTCAGTCCACGGCTCGCGTGTAAGCCTTAACATGTCGCGTATCTTATCTATATCCGTCATTACCATTCTCCTTGCAATAATAGTTGCATCATTTTTTTATAATTAGGAATTCTAATTATATTTTTACGGAAGCTATATTCTATTTGTTTGATACGTTCCCTACTAAGATCAAAAATAACGCCCAATTCCCTATAATTCAATTCTCCAGTCATTCTATGTCGTACAATTGCACGGTCTCTATCTTTTGGCACAACCTCTTTTAATAATGTTAATAGCATACGGATTCTTGTTTTTGAATCTTCTTTTTTAATCCATCTCTCTATATCTGTCATGCTATTAATATTGCATAGCATGGATGATTTGTCAACAAAAATATTTAAATATTATTACCAGTAAAAACCTAGTAATCATTCCCCTTGCATAACCCAAGCGATTAGGATATATTATAGCAGAAAGGATGGATGAAGAGATGACAAAATTGATGGCGGATCTAGTGAATGGCGTAACACGGACGGATGATGCCGAAATCGCGGAAAAAGGCCTTGAGCGGATGAGCCCCGAGCTTTTTTACGCCGGTCTTTCGTCTGGCGCATCTGAGGGCGGATACGCGGAAGTCGATGATGAGCTATTCGCGCGCATCGATGCTGAGTATGGCATCCACTAAGGGAGGGCAAGATGGATCTCTACAGAGTACAGAGCCAGGATACGTATCACGGTAAGACGGGCGGCGGCCTCGTCGCCATGGCCAAGGTCGCGCAGTCCAAGGCGGGGACGTGGGAGATCTGGATAGACGGGGAAATAGCCGAGCTGTCCGACTATGACGAGCTGATCCTAACGGACACGACCGGGATAGTGGCGGCGGTTACTCTATCCCCTACGGCGCTGCGCAAAATGCAGGGACTTGTCGCCCAATGCGAGCGCGCATACAAGGGGGATATCTCCTCCGCGGCCTCCGCGATGGGCCTAAAGGGCGGGTTGGCGAAGAGCGAACGCAAGGCAGAGGCGAATCGGGCGAAGGCTGCGCTTCCCCCGAAGCCAGGAAAAAAACCACGAGGGAGGCCCAAAGCGATGATGACCAAAGTAGAAAAGAAGGCGAAGCTCGACGCGATGAAAGCTCAGATGGCCGAGTACGACAGGACCGGGGATGTCGTGTTGCGCGATCAGATGGCGCGGAGCATCGAGGAAGCCGAAGCAAGCTGGATCGCGAAGTAGCGCAAGGCGGGGCGACCCGCCTTTTATTTTGCCGTCAGCTCCCGGTATCGCTTGCGCAGTGTGCCCTCTGCTATCCCCAGCGTCTCGGCAAGCGCGGCCTTCGGGATGCGGTTGAAGTGCTTCATGATGGCCCGGTCTTCCTGTGCGGTGAAGGGCCGCTTCTGGACTCCCCCGCGCCTTGCCGGTATGGCCGACAGTTTGCGCTCCAGCGCGTCGTCTACTTCGACGACAATTTCACGTCTCGCCATTCTCTCCTCCGAACGATTTTAAACGGCAGCAAGTGCGGCCGATACTCCCAATCATCGGGGCGGCGGATGATAAGCTCGCCTATCCCCATATGGTAGTAGATCGCCTTGCACTTGCGTCCGAAAACCGTCTCCGGCCACTCAAGGCAAGGGACGATGATTGCCGTCTTGTACCCGATATCCATACGCGTCGAATAATGGGCATGCCCGCGCAGTATCAGGTCGGCGGACTCTGTGCCCGATAGGATGGCCTCAAGCTGGTCGCGCACCGCCTCCTTGTATGTCGGAGTCCCCTGACCATAGGGGATATCCGAGCGCCCCACGGGATGCCGCGCGTTTATACGAACCCCGCCGATCCGCAAGAGGTGCCCGTCTGCAATGTCGGCCCCTATTTTCTCGGCAATCGGCTCTTCGTAGCTGTAGCTGCCGACTGTATGATATGGTGTGCCGTACTCATAGTAACGGCAGCCTCGCGGGATCTTCGGGATCGAAAGGACCTCGGCGGCAAGCTCGGCCTGTACCTTTGTATCTGTCTCAAGCAGTCCGATGCTGTCGCGCTTGCCGTCCCCGTCAACCCCGTCGCCGACATAGATATCAAAGTCCAACGGCCCGAGCGTGCGGATCATGCGCCGCGTTTCGGTCCAGAGGAGTTCCTGCGTTTTGCGAAAATCGTCGTTCCATCGGCGCGGAGGTGTAATGCCCGCCTTGGCGCCCGTGTGCCCATCTCCCCATATTAATCCTCGTATCACTTTGCCTTCTTCTCTTCTACTAGGCCGCACAGTAGATCAAGGTAGTTTTGTCCATCGTCGATTCGACCTTCAATACCTTCCGTCCCTTCGCGTCCCGTCTTAATCCACTCGATGATGGCGTCGACATGCTTTAAAAAATAGACAGCCCAAACCTTTTCCGTCGGCAGATCGAGCATGCCGGCGATCCGCTTGAAATTACAGAGGCGATCATCAAGGTTGCCCCGCGTATATTCGCGGCTCTTGGCGTCGCACATTGAAAAGCGGCTCGCGGTCCAACGCTTGCGCGCCCGCATGAATACTTTATTTGTCACAGCTTTATTCTCCTCATGCCGAATACCCATCGAGCGACAGCCCATTCCTTGCGCGCTCCCCTGCTATGCTTCCAGCCGCTAAGCATGTAGATTGCATCACACTCGGCTAGGCTTACGATATCGCGGCGCATGTACTCGTAATGTCCCCATCCGTCGACCGCCCCAAACCTCCAGGGATTCTCCACGTCATAACCGAGAGCGCGGAGATGTAGCTCGGAGCAGAGAAAGGCATCACGATTATAGTTCTGGACCCCCGTCATCGGCCCTGATATGTAGACTTTCCTTGCTCTATTCTTTGTTACCAATTTTACCCCAATAATAAAATAGCAGGGCCGGGGCTCGAACCCGGAATGGCGGGAAATGAGCCCGCCCGGTTGCCATTACCTCACCCTGCGTCGCATTGTCAAATAATATCAGCTAGTCCTTTTGCAATTTAGATATACCGCGATTTGGGGGACAACGTTCCCCCCTCCCGCCGCCGCGGCAGACTTGAAGGCGATGATATCGCTGTCCCAGTATGTTGAGGTCGCGATGGTGACCTGAGCATGGACGTTCGACTGAGCGCTAGTGAAAAGCTTGTACCATGTTGCAAACGCGGGGAAGGATGGGGATTCGTCGTATCCGTCAGGCGCGCCTTCGGCGATAAGGAAGGATGATTTTACGCTATTTAAATAATTTCGGACAACGGCAAGCACGACCTCGTCGGTCCCTGTGGTCGAAATGTTTCCGGTCTGAACAGCCGTCGAACCGTTGCTTGACGCTGCCGAAGGACCGGCATCCTTAGTTACAGTCTCCCCGCTGTCCGGGCGAAATTGATAGACGACAAAGTAAACATTGGTTAGCGAAGCGGTGGACGACAGCCTTATGGTCGAGGACGCTTTTGCGCTTGCCGCTATCTTGTATCCTATGCGGCAGAAGTTATTAACCGAAGTCCCCTTGACCTCGGCGAGCAGATCCATGACATTAGTCGAGCCGTCGCTATCGGCAACTTTAAAACCCGACGACGCCGCTCCCTCCCAGCCACAGCAAGCCACGAGCAGATCTCCAGCCGCGACGTTGAGGGCTGAGCTGCAATTTATGGCCGTACCGGTGGCCGCATACTCGGGATGCACCGTGGCGATCAGGGTCAAGGACAATATTTTCTCCTATTATTTATTTGACTGCCGAATAAACTCCCAGACCCATAGCAAGCCCTCCCACTCCAAGGGCTACCCATTTCCATATCGCGCCCTCCCTTTCCGCCTTATCGCGTTGACTTTTTATGTCAGCGATATCTTTCTCATTTAACGCTTGATAATCCTTCAAGGCTTGATCGGATATTTCCAATGCTGCGTAGGATTCGGTTAGTGATTGCAATATCACCATCAATTCCAATTCCAATTGCTCCCGCGTTTTCTGCGCTTCCGCCGATTCCGCTTGCAAGCTTAGCAAGTCGATTTTCAAGGATTCTATTTGTGCTTTCCGCTCGTGCAGCCGCGCTATTAGCTCGATCAAGTCCGCCTCGGAGCGCTGCGCCTCCTGCAAGCATCCGCTCGTAGGCTGCGGCGCGTTCTCTTGCCCGTGCACGATCCTCGGCGTCATGAGCAGTAGCGATATTACGAGCAATGAATAAAGCGACCACGCCGGCCACCAGGAGGCCCGCCGCGAATGCGACAAAAAGCCATTTAAGCTTGACATTCATTCTACGCTAGCGGATGATTGTCCACCGAAGTGATGCCGAGAAGGGCGGCGCCGAGCCCTATCACGACAGAGCACACGGTAACGTCCAGCTTCATAAACCATCCGACTAGCCCGCATACGATTAGTGCAACACCGCCCACCCGCCGAGCGGAAGTGCTTCCGTCCATGTTTTGGAATACCTCTGCGATCTTATTGAAAAAATCTTTCATGCTTGCACCCCTTTCATCTCAAAATGTGGAAAATCTGGAAACGAGGTCCAGTCCCCCCCCCACTCAAACCCCTCGGCCTTCATCGCCTCAGCGATCGCCCTCCACCGCCCGTCTTGCTTTCCCGGCCAGCAGGGATATCCCTGACTAGTCATGGGCACTATGTCTAAAGCACTACCGCTCTGATGCTGCGATAGTATTTTTATTCCATCGCAATTTGTAATTTTGCGCATATTTTCCGAATTGCCGATCGGCTTAAGCCCGGCCTTGATCCGTAGATCGTTTACCGTATCCAAAGCTAATCGCCCTTGAGCATAGTATGCGATCTGCGTTTCCGTACTTCGCAGGGTTTCGAAGATTGCATAGAGTACGCCTTTATCATCCATAGCTTTCGTGGCTCGTAGCGCTGCATCCCTTACGGCCGGTCTAAGGTCCTCAAGCTTTTTATTCACGCCTTACCCCATATCGCAACGATTATTGCAGCGATAGCCGCGGCGAACGGACCCAGCTTTGTCAGGTAGGCAAGTACAGTCTTGTCTCGCCTATCAAGCGCACGCCCTACCGCGTCCTCTATGCTGGACAGCTTTGCATCGGCCACCAGTTTGACGACTGCGAGATCAGATTTTATCGCCGGCAGGTCTTCGAGTTTTTCCTCCACGCATTGCAGCCGAGCCTCCGCACCTTTCGCGCCGTTGCCATCGCGCCAGATGGCAAGCCGCTGTATCTCCGAGGAGTGAGCATCGAGCCGATTCTCCACCTCTTCGAGTTTACTCTTGCGCTCGCTGTCGCTTTCTTCGAGGTGTTCAACTCTGATGGCAATGTCGCTCATCGTCCCCTCCCCATGTTCATGATTTCCTCACACGCCAACGGTCGAACCCGTCAGAATATCCAAGCATTGTTGCCCATCTCCGTGAAACTGCACCAGCACTACAATCTATTGCGGCATAAGAGCCGAAAAATACTTTGACCGTAGTGGAATTAATTACATTCATTCCAATACCATATACATATCCAGTACCTGAAGTATTTGCTACTATTCCCAAAGATTCAAAAGCGGCGCCTGTTGCGTCTTTTGCTTCTATCCAAACATTTGGATTAATCTTGCTCCTTACTTCAACAATTATTCTGTCTGTAGGTTTTATGGGTTCCGAGAATCGGACATAATAATAGGTAATGGCAGTATTACTTAATATTGCCGTACCATTTTCGCCTGTAGCAAATGATGATGTATCATTCGTATTTATAGTGGCCTGCGTATTGTAAGCATATTCTGTTATTGTATCCCAACTATTCGCCATTAAATTCCCTTAATTGTATTGATACCGTTGTCATAAAAGTTTTTATTATATTCGTTTCCTAGACCATTAGGACACAGCCCGACATTATCGATATATAAATAATCGCTAGAAGATGCCGCCGCCGCTATTGATATTCCCAGCGTCGCTCCAACGGCAGTCGTGGCAAGGGTTTTAGAAATGGATACCTCCTGCCATGCATCATAAACCGCAGTCGGTCTAGTTAGTGATTCACTCCATCCCGTCCCGCAATCCCTAAATACTAGTCCAATTTCTGTTGATAAAATGCCGGATGATGGAATATACATCTGGGCGCTTAGAGTATACGAGCGCATTCCCAAAAGACCATGCATATCACTGGTAGATGCGTTATCTGTTAAATAATTGGTCGCGGCAGTTCCCGATGTTGCGGTCTTGCTTAATTTATAACTATAGCTATCTGCATAGATAAAATCCGTGCTACGTGCGAATGTACATCCCGTAGAAGTATTTAATACCTCTCCCAACATTGCGGGCGGGGCCGTGGTCTCGCAATTGCCATTATCAATTATGGTTCCATTATCTCGGCAATTATTATTGGATACCATGTTATCGAAACCAGTCGCTATTACAATTCCATGATCCCCATTATTTGCGACAACATTTCCTTTTATTTGAGTGTTATTTGTTTCTACGTATATACCATCGTGTGCGCAATCTTTAACCGAACAATCAATTATCTGGCAACCATCGGAAACAGAATCAATCTCTAACAACCTGACATCATCTATCCAACAATTATTAATGCCAGATTCTCCGCGTATACCAAATAAGATGTCGGTGGCATTAAAGGGTATTGTTACTGTTAGTGCCATTTCCTCCCATGAGGATATTTGCGAACTATAAGGAGAATAATACGCTTTATCGCCAGTGGGACTATAAGTAAAAAATGTAAGTCTAAAATAATTTCTTGTTTCAAGTGTTCTATTGTAAAGTTTTGCCTTAAAAGTATAAGTTGATCCAGGAACAAGTCCATGTAAACTGACGCCGCTTTCGGTTAGCCATACATTACAATAACCCAAACCCGAGCTATTCAATTTCCAAGAATAACTACCATCGTATTTATAAGTATCATCTCTTGCCCATGTGCAATTATATACAACAGGAGTCGTCTCTCCGGTTACCATGGGCGATGTTTCCGATTCGCAATCCCCTCTATCAATTTTATCCGTAGCATTGCCGCATATAATATATGGCCCGTATCCGCACGACTGTATTGCAAGAGCAGAAATCAAGAGATACGTGGACTGGATAGCCAATATGGCTTTTCCCGAACAACTAGTTATTTTACTTTTATCTATTTTCATATTCTCGCAATAACTCATATAGATACCGTCTTCATATGAGTTGTATATAATGCACGATACCTCCGAATCATCTACATATTCATAATGGACCAGCTCTATTGAATTAGTATCCCCAGACGCTCGCGTAATTGTTCCATAACCCCGGATGTTGGCATTCTCAATATGCGTCACGGATGTTCCAACAGCCTCAACCGCATAATCATTGCAGTTTTTTACAATCCGCACACCAGAATCCAACCAAAGGGTAACGTTTGATTTTAGTTCTATAGCGGCGGTAGTATTGAAATCTCCGCCCAATAACTTCACCATGCCGGTAGTCGAGGAACCATTCAGATAGTTTATTGCATTATTGATTTCCGTCTGGTCGGCGGTTCCATCACAGTAATATGTTGCGCGCCCCGTATAGTATTGAGATGCAATGGTTATTTCAGAACTGGTATTTTTCGTATTTCCACCACCCGACGCCATGAATCGGGCGCTTTCATTGCTATCAAACTTCCAGTCTTCTTCAACCTCCCTAAATGCAATGGCGGTACTTTTTTCGCCAGTTGCGGTACACGAACATCTAAGTTGATAACATTCCACTATCGAATCTATATATTCCTGTTGCCCCGCCCCACCAATATTTAATTCATACCACTCACCGGGTTCAAAATAGGATTGAAAACCAATTAAGGTTAAATTATAAATATGTTTCTTGGTCTTATTCTTTTTCCAGGTGTAATCCGCAATATTATTTATCTGGGTTAAAGTAACAATGAAATTATTATTAATTTCTGTAAGCTGTTCTCCGTTAATCGCTATGGATTCATAATCCACAAATGCATCATGGATATATCCGTTATCTCCCGATAAGCGATAAACGAGTTTTCCACGGATGGCGCAACCGGTCATGTTTCTTTCGACGCCAGTATTATTGGTTAGCAAAAAATGAGCACTATCGGCGCTTGAAGTATAATCAAATATGGATTGCGTAAGTCCGGTGCTATCATTTTCCCATGTCGAATAAATTAATACCGGGTCTTTTATGCCGACAATTTTAGTAGTGGGTTGATCGGAATGATCCGCATAAGATGTTATTTTGGGTTTTACATTGGGATGATAAGCGTCCTGATAAAATCCAAAAGAAAACTCACTGCCCTGGGGCATTATGTTTCTCCCGAATATTGCGCCCAATATTCAGGGTAATCAGCAAGAAAAGGCCATGAAACTCCATCCGCTACGGTTTCAAATATACCTCCCGACGCTATTTCATTAAACGAATTAGAATCCGATGCATGCCATACGGTAGCCATGTCGGTTTTCTTTTTAATCTTTATCCCATGTATTTTAATTTTATTTGATTGAGCTATATCGAGAATTGAATCAATTGATTGCGCCGATGAAATGGTTGTAGCGGGCACGGGATCGGTAAACCCCGTTTTAAATGGAGTCCGAAATCTAAACGTTCCGCAGGGGTCGCATCCCATATATAATGCGCAAGTTCCATCGCTAATTTCTTTTATATATTCGATCATGGCAACATCTTTTTCGATTAGCGCCCAGGGATGCAAATAATCAGCGTCGTCACAATCAAAACCTATTGTCTCATAAGAATCGCAATCCGCATCATCTGCGCTTTCTTCTCCGGAGGCTCCATCATTATTATTGAGTATAAACCAATTTAATGATCGGCTATTTTGGATAAGATGCGCGCAATCCATTGATAGGGTGACATTACTTGCAAGGCTGATTGTGCATCTTAAATGATCAGAAGTAGAATCCGTTATTGTATGCGTAACTTCAAATTTCCGCCAACCGGTATTAGCAGTCAATGACCATGCCGAGGTTGTGTATCCATCTTCAACCGCCTCGTCATATTCAGATAAACGCAATGTTCCCGATGAAATACCGGTTGCTTTTAGATAAATATAAAAAGTCCATTTCTGCCCGACATTTAATTTCTTGACAACAGTAAAATCTATTGTTTGATAAACTCCGCCCGCCGCCGCATAGACAAGATCGCCTTGATACGATCCCTGCAATCCCCCACCTACCCGTGCTAAGGTATTTCCAGCTCCATAAACCGCCCAGCTATTTCCGATTGTATCATTTTCAAAAGATGAATTGGCAAGGAAATTATACCATTCCTTTTGAGATTCCATCCTTACGATTGTATGCAGTAAGGATGTTGATTCACTCGCCGGGTCGCAAATATCATAATTCTCGAATGAATAACATCGTTGCCGTATGCGTCTTTTTAAATCATCGATAAAATCATTGGCGCTTATTGTAACTTTCGTCTTATCCTCAAAACCGGAAACCCTATGGAACATGCTATCATCGATACGACCGATGAATTGCAGTTCATATAATCCGCCATACCATATTTCGATTTCCATGGGACAGCGAGTTTGCATATATTTTTGGGCAGAAGTTCCATTATATATTTCACTGGCTGCATTAAATGCCGCATATTGATCGTCTGCAAATTGTCCGCCCGGAGAAGATAAGGCAATTGTAGCTTTATTAGGATTGGCATTTCCGAGCGGGGATTCCACCGAACGTTCTATATCAATCGACATTGTACGAGAAGATACATTGCATCTAGTGCGCCCACATGCATGGCCGTTAAAATGCCATATCGTCTCTTCGTTGAGTTTGTTCTTAAAATTATTAGAAACATCAGCCGCCGTCGCGGTCGTTCCCGAAAACAACCGTAGATAATTTATCGTGTATCCACCGGACGTTCCATTCAAAGCTCGTATGGCAAATGTCGGGAAATAGCTTGCCTTGACATCAATATTACCCGACCATGAAGATGCTATAGACGTTCCATTTAGATATAGAGCCGAGCCGGTAGTTATTCCTCCCGTTGCGACATTAATAGATACCGTTAATCGCGTCCAAACTTGCAGAGTTATATCCGAAATGTAGGCGGATGAAAGCATGGTCCTCGCGGCAGTCCCATCACACCATTCGAGACAATATTTATCAGAGGACGCCTGATAATATAATTTTAAATACCGTGTCGCGGATCGATACCATGACCACAAACATTGATCGCCCGCGACATTATATGCAAACGTCGGCTTGAAATATGCATCAACAATCATGCTCGATGGCATATCGAGAAAATAGGTTGCGTATCCCCCGGTAAAATTATGAGAGCCGGGCTGATTGTCGGCGCTTGTTATTAATGTAAACGTAGGGGATCCGTCGATCTCCGGATATGCCTGTTGCCTAAAATCAATATAACTTCTATGATCCTGGGGCCATTCGGTTTTTAGATGATTCTGCCAAGCAGTTGATATCCAGCGAATCGCCACTACCAACTACCCTGCGCGGATGCAACCGCGCGCGCAAGATCTTGCGTTTGCCAAATGCTACCTGCAATGTGATAATGATTAATTACCGTTCCGCCACCAGTTCCTCGTCCCAGAGGCACAACGGCCTCTGGCCCCGCCTCTCCGATTAACGCCAATGTGGGTCGAGTAACAATTCCACCACTAGCCATTTCGGGAACATTCGCAGAAGTAGTCCCAATTGTGCTCGCAACGCCCACCCCAATAACCCCAAGACCCGCAATCCCCAACCAAAAAGCACAGAGAGGCCAATTCATGGCAACCGCCGCCGCCGCTGCCGCACTGATTGCGTAAGTTACAAGCATGGAGGCTAGTTGAGTGGCGATCGATTTTAATCCCGCCTCGATATCGCCACTTGCAAATGCTTGCGCCATAGTAATAGCCATGTCCGCAACGGTATTGCCAATGCTTTCAAACTGATGCTTGTAATCCTCTAGTGCCTCCTTCGATGTGTCAACTTTCTTGGGATCGGGCATCCACCATCCCTCACCCTTGGAAGAATACGAGAGTTGTTTTATCAATAAATCGAGATGTTCCGCCTCCGCGTTTTTCAATGCGACAGTATCATTAATATATCCCGCCATAGCCTCATGCATTTTATTGTATGCATCGGCGGTTAATGCTAGTTTATCAGCCCTCGCTTGTATTTCCTCGGGAGTTTCTGGAAGAAAATCACTCTCCTTCTTTTTTGATTTTTCTTTTTCTTTATTAATTGCCGCCAGTTGATCTTTATACTCTTGTAATTTTTTATTATATTGCTCTATTACTTTTAGATTTTCTTTATAAGTATTAAACATTTTACCAGCGAAAGTATTTTTTATTTTTTCATTTGCTTCGGTGTCTGTTTTAATTTTATTACTTAATACCTTAATATACGTTTCTAATGTAAATGTATCCGTAATTGTTTTAGGATCAATTTTCCATACTTTTATTTCTTTTAAACCCTTATTAAATTCCGAAAAGAACCCCCCCGCAGCCATTGCGATTAATTCGCCAATTGATTCTTTTATGTCATCAATATTGTTTTTGAATATCTTCAGTTGACCAGCATTTGTGTTCGCTAATTGTTCGGCCATACCACCGAACCTTGTCCCGAGGGTTTTGATAATATCGGAAAAGCGTTCAGTCTGATCTTTTGATTCTTTAATTTTTATTCCATAACGCCCAAGTGCACCCGTATTTCCAGAAATTGCTTTACCAACAAGATTAGCTGCACTCTCCAAATCCATTCCCATAGCAGAAGCAAAATCCTGAACAAGAGGCAATATTTTCTTTATACCGTCATTACTCAATCTGCCTATAGACGCGAGCATACTAGCGGCGGCCATTGATTCTTCATCGCTATACGTTGTAGTGAGTTGTAATGATTGGGCGAATTGAGACATTGATTTTGCGGCCTTATTTGATTCAACGCCGGCGGCATTCAATGCAGCTCTATATTTTGCTATGCTCGATTCTGACTCAGTGTATGCCTTGAAGCTATCAACTATAACGGCTTTCAATGTCCGCACCGAAACATAGGCCGAGATAGTAGACTTGATGAAGTTACCGAGGCTGGCGACGGCTTTTTCAGTTCTTGCGAGTATATCTATCTCTACCCGTTCAGACATTTACTTTTTTTGCCTTTTCCCTAATTCTGATTCTAGTAATTCTATAATATCCAAAAGATAGGCAGGCTGTTCGGCCCATCCACCAGCATAGGGCCAGCCGAACACTTTATATTTCCAATAAAATTCTATCTTCTTTTGATTATCATAAACAAGATATGATGGTATCTCACTACGCTCTATTTCGTGTCCATACAGGACCATCACTCGCCCCTTGTCGGACGGTTTAGGCTTGTAATCCTCCCATCCGCCTTCCATCGCGAGTTGGAAGGCTATTGCAAGTTTTTTGAGTCTTGCACCGCATTCATCGATATGATTTCGGATGCCACCTCCAGGAACATTTCGTAAAACCCTGGCAACTCTAGAAAATCCTTTGCGGTTTCTATCGGCTTGTTATCCACCACGAAATCGTTAATCTTTTTAATGCTAGTAAGGCAAGCCTTTCTATAATCGGGCTTGATCCGCACCCTGCCCTCTTCGTCAAATGTCGAGTTGAGTATGCCCTCCCGCTCCACCGAATTAAGATATTTCAATATAAACTTAACCGGCGTTTCTTCTTTGTCATTTCCATTTACCGTTGGAACAAACTCTTTTTCCCTGGCTATTGTAAATTTCATACGTTCTTGTAACCCTCCACTATTGTTTTTTCCATATTACTCAAAACCTCTCGCATCATTGCTTTTCTAGACGGTTCAAATGTCGGCCTGGCGGGAATAATAACCTGGTGAGGCCTACCATAATATTTAGCCTTGGGAGGTCCGAGTTGCATATATGTGCTAGTCTTGGCATAACCCATATGATGCAATTTACCGTCCTTACCCCGCTTCCATGCCCTCTTGTGCGTTTGCCCGGAGACGACCCTCCCTTGTTCATGCACCTGTGCCTTGTATTGCTGTTTGTTCTGGACATATATCTTCGCGCTTAATGGATTTAATTTAGTGCTTGTCTTCACGGCCCTAATAAGTCTATGCGTATTGGTTTGTAATGTTACTCCCGACCACCGCCTTTTAATTTCTCTTTGTATTAGCGTAGCACCATGGCGCAAAGCCTTTCTAGTAAGTTTAGGCCATGCGCCTTTCCATATTTCCATGTGCGCTTGCAATGCCTCAAGTGTCATCAGACGTACGCCAATCCGCTAGTCCCCTGGAAGGAATATGTTACGCCCACCTTGTCCGCAACCTGGCTATTGATTGCGATGCTTGTAAGCAACGCCTTGCCTATCCATTTGCCGGTAGAGTCGTGCATATGCAACCAAAGAGGATACTGGATAGCCGTTGATTGCGCCATGCCGAGCAATGCCACGCTTTGCTGTTCAGTGCTCGCCAGATCCAGCGTACCGCCCGCGGTCGCCGTCCACGCCCTTACCGTAGGCAGGTATGCGTGAGAATAAGCGCCGAACGCCGTAACGTCCGCGAGATTCACCTCCGAGTTAAGGCTCCACGTATCTATATAAGTAGGCTTTTCCGTAGTCCCAGTGGTGCCTCCCGAGGAACTAGAGCCAAAAGAAATAAACCCATCTTTTCCAACTTGTGCCGCCATTTATTTTTCTCCGTTATGTAGTAGTGAAGGTAAGGTTACCAGTACCCTGGAAGTCAAATGTTATACTAACCTTATCGCCAACCGAACTATTTACCGCCATGCTTTTGACATATGCATTGCCACCCCAATAGCTATTGCCGGTAGCAGAAACGCAAAGTCTAAGCGCCACCACGGCCAGCGTAGCGGCCTCGGTTTGCTGGGATAGAGTTATCTGTTGAGCGTCGGTCTTGTCAAGAGACCCGGACGCATTACAAGTCCAGTCTTTGAGAGTATAAGTATATTGCCTTGCCGATTCCCCAAATGCTGTAATCTCGGCGGTCCCATTTACCGGGCTCAAACTCCATGTATCGATATATCCGATGACATTTGCTCCAATCCTTATAGAGCCATCCTTGCCTACAATTGCCGCCATTTATTCTCCTTTGGACCGATTGTAATTATAGTTAAATTCAACCTTGCAATTTACTACCGAAAAGTTTTCCAATTCCCCCTTATCGGTATCTATACTTGTTATTCCAATATCGTTCACCAAGCTCGTCACCGTTGAATCCGTGGCAACCGACAGTTCTATATCTCTAATCAATCCCGATCTTTTGTCTCCTAGATTGTTATGCTTGTCAAAAACATATCCCAGGATATCTATCTCCCCCTTGCTTTGCATGTCTAGTAACTCAGTAGTCCCCGAGTATGCAAGGAAGGAATCTTGCTCATCGCCCAACACCATGCAAACGCCGGGATATTTATTATGGCTCCAATCCCACCAGGCTTCAGTTTTTTCGGTAACATATTGTATACCGGTACTGTTCTGCAGCGCCGCCTTTATTGCTGACAATATCTTATACCGTTTTGTTGCAATAACTGCCCCGGTAATCGGCCAATAATACTGAGGCCAATAATTTACCGGGTAGCCATTATCGGGATATGCTCTTGCCATTAACTCGTCGCTATCGTTACGGAGGTTCTGTTGCCGTCCGTGGTTGCGGTAAGAGTAAGCCTATTAATAGCGTCCGCTGCATCGCGATAAGTTATCGATGCCGTCCCTCCGCCGGATGCCTTGCCAGCAAGCGCAGCTCGAGTAAGCCTCATCTGCGCGCCATAGCTTTCCGTGGTTTCTGAGATTGCATCCCACACATCGTCCGCAATCCCAGTAGATGCAGGGATATCCGTTGTCATGGCAACGCCAGTGAAGCTCGTAGAGGATGCCGGGGACGCCGGTAACGCCGTAGTCTTGGCCTGTATTGCGGTAAGCGCCGTAAGAGCAGTCGCCATATCCGTTGACATCGCCCAGGACAATATGCTTGTAGACGATGCGGGAGTGGCTGGCAAATTAGTTGTCTTCGCTTGTATAGCCGTAATATTTGTTAAAGCGGTAGCCATATCGGTGGACATGGCCCATGCAAGAATGCTTGTAGAGCTGGCGGGCGATGAAGGTAAATTGGTAGTCTTTGCTTGAATAGATGCAACATTTGTCAAGAGCGTTGATATATCAGTAGATTGTGCATATACACTTTTCATTCCGGATGTAAGCGTTAATGCAATATCGGATGTTTCAGAAACCCAGAAATCTTCCCATACCGGCAGGGCCCCTCCAGCCGAAGTCAAGGATATCATGGCCCTAGTATGGCCGGCGGTTTCCAGGTCGGTAGCAGAAAAAGTTACATTTACATATCCTAATTCTACGTATGCCGGAGTTGTGGCGGTAGATTTTGAGACATAAGCTGCACTTCCATTTTTACTTAATCGAATATCGGTGCATCCAATTGCAAGCGCCGACATGAGAGTAGCGCCATCAGTAGAAGATATAAATGGGCCAAATGAATGTGAAAATGCTGTACCTATTTTAACGGGTCTCATTAATATCCTTATGGATTAAGATGATTATATAAATACCAAACCTCAAAATTGTATTTGATATAAATATAATTATCCGTTAATCCTTCATCTACTTTTTCCCATGTTCCGGGTTTAACCAATAAAACCAAATCATTTAAAGTTGTTGTATTTAAAATAACCTTTCTAACTTCCGCGATATCATTATCTATCTTTACTGCAAGATTATCATTTCTGTCCCTATCATAAATATGGAGAGTAAAATTAATTCTACCTTCCATGTCGGGAGAGGTTCCATGCGGAAATGAAAATCTTTTTCTTGGTTCCTCGCCATCGATCACACAAATACCGGGAAGTTTAGTATGCGACCAATCCCACCAGGGCTCGAGATTTTTTGTTACATGCTTAAACCCAGTGCTACTTTCAAAGGCATCGATAACCGCATCATAAATATCCCCTCGTGTACTCACTTAAAAATACCTATGGCATCTATAATATTCTAGGATTTGTTTGGCGCTCCATGGAAGATCAGTTTCATAGGTCCGCGATCCCCCTTCATAAGATTCAGTCCGTATCCCAATACGATCTTTTTTATCCTCCCGATTCCAGAAAAGTGAACAAGTTTCCAGCGCGGCCCGCTTTAGATCTTCGGGCATCGATGAACTAGAATATCCCATGTTGCATATGATCTTTATATTTAGGTTTCCCTCTGGAAAGGTTCCATCATAACGCCATATTTTTCCTTCGCTTGCATAAATTAATATGTCCGTGGAATCAATAAGATAATCGGTAGTAAAAGTATATGAAGAATCTATATAACAAGTTATGCCCGTGGAATTAATTGGATAATTATTTAAATAGAGTTCCCGCCCCCCATTGCCATCATAACGTTCCGTAGTTTCTTGCGCCTTGAGATGCCTCCCGGCTTCTACATTAAATCTCCATGATACCGCATTAATTATATTTTCATAATTTGAATCATAAGTAGTAGCTCCGGTGGTAGAACCCTCGATAAAGGATTTTGCTTCCGCGAGGGTTACAAGATTAATCCCGGTATCCAGAGACATTCTTTTCCTTTTTTGATTTCTCGGGAGTAGCCTTTATTTCAGAATATGGAACGGTAGACCATCCGCATTTAAGGCAGGGATTAACATTATCATCATCCCACAATTTAGCACAATCGGGATTACTACATATTCTCATTAGTTTTTCTCCTGCGTCGAGGGGGATAAGTCTCCGTTTCCGCCTGTTCCGCTTCCGGTAAAGTCGCAACTTCAATACTAACGGCATCGGTTTTACTTTCGGCAATCGGCTTATCTTCTCCTATCTGTTCGGCGGCCTTTGCATTAATCATGGCAACGGCAACGTTATCCGGAAAGTCGCCAACCTCTCCCCGATTGAAAACCCCCCACGGTCCCGCGATGAGTGATAGACATTTTACTTTCATGTGTTTGCCGATCCTTCAACTACAACTTTAATATTAAATGCGACTCCGCCCCCGGAGGAACCCCCCGACGTCTGAACAATAAGTCTCTCGTTTACAAGAGGCATGGGATCTCCCCATGAATACCCCGTTGAAATTGCGGAAAGCAATGCGCCAGAGGAAGATGCGCAACTTATAAGGGGGAACATTTGCGTAGGCGGAGTTCCCAACTGGAACTTCACAAAATTGATCCCGGTCACTTCGCCCTTCAAAAGAATTGCCCCGGTGGTGGAAAGCGCCCCGGTCGTAGCAGAACCCGTACTAAGCTGGATCATATGAAGAAAACCGTTAAAGACTTTATTAGAATAGGCGGTCGTCTCTCCGCCGGAGGTGAGTAGTCCGCCTATTGTAAAAGAGTCATAATTAAATCTTCCCATTAAGGCCCCTTTTGATTCATCGTTTCATTCGTATTTGCATTCGGATAAATAAATGCTTTCATCAAATAATCAGTCGCATTTACCATTCCGATAGCCTGGTGCATGGTGGCTATATTCTGTTCGGCCGCCGCCTGAGCCTGCCTCTGCTTTTCCCGGTTCTCATCCATGAAATGCTTTAGGCGGTGCGCCATCACAGACCCGAGTTCATCATCGAATCCATAGAGCAGCCACGATTTACAGATATCGCATTCGTCAGGGATTACTACTTTAATTCCTTTGCCGCGTGCGAGACCTACAAAATATTCAACACTCGGCCGCTGGCTCTTGTATTCCTCATCGTTTGCCATATTAATTCCATAGAGATGGATTTCCTGAAAACCCAAATCTATGGCTAGCGCAATTTGCCAACTAATGGTGTTGGTAAAATACGTTCCATATTTTTCAACGATATAATCCTTAGGAAATGGGATCGAGAGAGGAATATCATCGAAATGTTTTTGCATGAGAATGGGACACTTCAATTCTCCCAGTGCCTTGACGTGTTCTTTATTCCGATCCTTATTTTCCAATTCATGGCGCGGATGAAGTTCAAAGAGCATATCTATGCGCTTTTTCAGCATATAGAATTCATTACAAGCCCAAATCTCAAACTCGGGATCATCAAAGGGTGCTTTAACCCAAGTAGGAGCAAAGCCTACAATAGCAATCTTGTTTTTATCCCTTTTAAGTGTGATCATTCCATCCTTGCTCTCAAAACTCAAATCATTAATCTCCTTTCTAAATTAGGGGCGAGTTGCCTCGCCCCCTTTTTTATTACGAGGTCGCCGCCGCGAAGGTGAAAGCCGTTGTCGATGGCATCGCGGACTTGACCGCCCAAAGCGACGTGCTGAGACCTACAAGGGTAATCGCCTTATAGGTGAATGTAGATACACTATCCGTGGATACAGATATGTACTGCATCGACGTAGTGCCCGCATATTTCACTCCAACGCCCGAACCGAGATTGATCTGTCTCTGGTTCCCCGTGGTCTGCGAAGTCCCGATGATAATACAAAGTTCACATCCCGGGACTGGAGCCTTTACACTAAACAACCTAGGGTCCGAGGAGCTGTCCTGTGTCAGAAAAACATTACCGTAATTGGGTAGAGTCGTGCCGGTTAATACATCCGATGCATTATAGGCCGTAGTACCAAATACGGGAGTTTTGATAACACCACTAGTCTCCACTACCAGCTTATCGTGTTCGTCGAAGTGAACCAGATTACTGTATCCGCTTCCCATTTAACCTCCATGGGTGGGGCCGGTCACCCGGCCCCCATTCACTTCATTTGTTAAGTGCAACCCGCATAAGAAACACTATGGACAACTCCATAGATTTCCGTAGACTGAGAAACGGGCTTTTTAGTCCCGTTGTACTGAATGGCAAGGATCGTCATTCCGCCCGCGGCCGTGGCCTTATCCTGATTCGCTCCAATATATCGGGCCTGGGGCTTTATCAGATCCATGACAACACACTGGGTTTCCATGGCCGTAGTCGACGCCGTAGTACCCGCCCAATAGGCGGTAGTGCCGGCAAGTGCCGCAACCGTAGCGCCAGTCAGGGGGTAAAATCCCAGTTTACCGCCGGCGATAACTTCCGTGAAAATGCCGACTAGACAAACATTGTCAAATCCCTGCATGTCCACGTAATTAAGGCCCGTGGTGTCTGCATTTCCCGTCGAACCGATGTACGGATCGATGAGGGTAAACTTCACGTCTTTAAGCATACCAACCATTATTTTTACCTCCTTTCCTTACGCCAGGGTCACACGGACAAAGGCTTCCTCGAGCACGGGAGCGCCGTCCGTTTCCTTGCGGATCACATACCCATTCTGGTTAGTCGCCGCGTAAAGCTCCACGAGAACCTGAATCGTAGTGTCGAGAGAATCCGCAATCCAATACTTCGAGAAGTCTCCGATGATTCCCACATAGAGACCCGTGGTAAAGGTATGAGGGGCCAGTTCCGAAACCACAACCGGAACATTGAGGATGGTGTCCCCGCGATCGCCAGCCAGCCCGGGCTGCCAGAGGAAATCACCATCATTCCCGCGAAGTTTTCGAATCTGCTTCAAGGCATCCTGGTGGAAAATCCATCGGGCATTGCGCCAATAGGCAGACCGAAGTTTATACTTCGCTTCGATAAGCCCATCCGCCGTCACCGAAGTAGCGGTGTTGCCGGTCGCAACATCCTGTCCGGTGTTGATGCCGGATGCAGAAGCCGTGAATACGCCCAGGGGAGAATTAACTCCGGTACCGTTGAGGAAATTGTAATCCTCGATGTAGCCCACCTTGTACCCAAGCTGAGTAGAAATCAGGCTTTCGATGTTTAGAGCCGATGCCCTAACAAGTTTCTTGGACAGCTTGATATACTGCGCAAGGGGCTGCGGCCGAAGTTCACGCTTCCCGAAAGACATAGTAGAATCTTCCGAACCGACAAGAATTTCACTAGTCCAGGTCGGATCGGCCGGGCGGTTGTCGAGCGTAGGAGCTCCCAGGGATTCCGAACCAGTAACCGAAATAACCCTTGAAAGACCGCGCATAACAAACATGGACTTTTCGGCTTCGATCAGTTCCGCAAGAAACTGCTGAGGAGCTACCGTATATCCGCCGTAGATGTCCAAGTCCATCTGCAAGGCACGGGCTTCCGCGCCCTTGTCAATAGAGCAAAGGTAGCTACTAAACGCCTTCCTATACTCATTTGACGCGCGCTTCTCAATGGGTTTGGTATCCACAATATCCGGGATAATTGCCCTATTGATAGGCTTTTCCATTTCCGACTCGATAGCGGACAGCTTCTTGCCGCGCTCCTCGTCGGCCTTCATTTCCTCGGCCTTCTTTCCGAGTTTGTCTACATCCTCCATGATCTTGTCATACGAGGCCCTTTCCTCGGCGGTAAGATCCCTACCCTCTGCGGCAGTAAGAATCTCGCGCGCCTTCTTCGTGAGCCCGTAGCGATCCTGGAGGAGATCAGAAACTTTGTTCATTCGACCTCCAAGGTTTTTGAATGCCTGTCGGCATTTTCTACTCTTGCCAGTTCGGCCCTGTGAGAGTGGTCAACCGCTACCGGCTCCTTGGAGGAGTGATCGGGCTTGATCGGCTCTACCGAGTGATCCCGATTCGGCTCTTGCGAGTGATTTTCCTGGATCGGCTCGGCGCTTTCTTTGGCTATTTTATCCAACTGCGATCGCACCGCGACGCTAGTTTGTGGATATGCTGGAAATGTTACCGGAGAAATATCAAATAATTTCGCCTCAACTAGATAACGAAATGTCTGGCTATCTCTTTTCTCCCATTCATCTTTAACCGTCTTAAAACCAAATGACATTTGATCTATGTCGCCCCGTCGAATCGATGTTAGTAAATCCTTGGCCCATGTAGTCTCCGGCGGATCGATTACTATTTTTAATCCACGTTCATCCTCTTCCAGAACGAGCGTTCCTGTTTTCTTGCGGCCAAGAACATAATTTGCATCGTGATTGAATAGAGCGCGTATATCGGATTCTTGGATAGTCTTTTTGAAAGCGCCCGGTCTTACAATTTCCCTGAATCCGCCGAGGTCTTCACTTTCCTGATTAAATACGCTTGCATATCCCCTTATCTTTGGCTTCTCACCATCTTCGATTCTTAATTCGGATAGTGCAAAAGTTCTTATCTCTCGATCTTCATGCATTTATCCTCCGGAGACTTTTTCATCATTTTTATTATCTTTTTCATCCGTTTTAGAACCATTTACCAAATTATTTTGAATATTTTTAGCGTTTTCATCGCGTTTCTTCATGGCTTCGGGGCTGGAATCCATCCAGTTTTGAGGTGCGAAATATGTTTTGCCGCCTCCGTCTTCTCGCTCATTTCGATTTTCCAGTTCCCGTATTTCATCCGCATTAAATATTCCGGCTTCCAACGCTATGCGGTAGGATTGATATCGAGAAAGGGTATCTCCCCTTAATAGCGCATCCATCAAGAATTCCGGGAAGTATTTCTTTCTGTCTTTCTCCGAAAGCAATTGTGTGAGCGCCGCCTGTTCCCACCGAACGCACCACGGGCGCATAGTGTGAACAGAAAATTCAATTCCCTGGTGCTCGATATTGGAATAGGTTGCATCCTCCATATCCTGGACCATATGGGGCTGCATCCGGTAATACCGGCAGACCTCGCGGGTCAAAAACTTCTGGACTTCAACCAATTGAGCCTTATCGGGAGAGGCCGATATTTCCTTAGCCTCAGTACCCTGCTCCAAAATGGCCGGACGATGTTTCTTGCCCCACCTCGAATGACTCTCCTCCCATGATTTAGTCATTCTCTTATAAGCATCTTCCGACAACTTGCCAGGAGAAGTCAGAGTAAGACTAGGCGTCCCCTCGTTTGCAAAATATTCCGCCGCATATCTTTTAGCAGCCAGGGCCAAGCCGAGCGTCTGTTTGTTTAGTTCGAGCGGGGCATATCCCTGTATTCCATCAAAACTCAATCCCGAAATATGGAATACTTCGTTTTCTGAAAGAATGTCTTTTAAACCCGTAGCCCGATCAGTGTATTCAAAAAGCAATCTTCCCTTTTCTCGATAAGGCTTTACCGAATCCGGGGATAGCGGCCAAAGTTCTTGAACATATCCAGTTCCATTTCTAATTATATTGGCATAAGCATTTCCGAATATCCCCAAATGCCCTTGCAATTGCTCTCGAAACATAAATGCGGTCTGTTGAGGATTTGGCTGGATATGCAAAATGTCAAAGAGCGGATGATTATCAGCTCTGACCTTCCCGCGATCCGTCCGCTTATAGAGAATCCATGGAAGGCTGGCTAGCGTTTCCGAAAGTACCCGTACACAGGCCCATACAATCGGCAGGCCGAGCGCGGATATCCTATCTACATCAAGACCGGTCCAGGTATCTTCTCCATGGAGATACCTAGCTAAATCATCTTGGGATACCGGCTCTTGTCTTGATCTTGTAAATATACCCGCTACTTTTTGCCATATAGCCATTTATTCCCCAAGGGTTAATATTCCTCGCTCCTCATATACACTCGCCGTGTTTCTCATTGCCCTATCCAATCCCATTACTAGGGCAACCATGCCGTCAATTTTTTCCATGCTCTTGCTTTTATCCGGTTTCAAGTTCCCCGCCGGGTCCTGCTTTACAACCATGTTGTTTGCCATCCATCGCATAACAGGATTGCCGCCATGTCGTATTCGTTTGCTTAAAACCAATCTCATTAATTCCGAAGTGGGGGCGGCCATGGACCCGAAGCCCTGACCGAAAGGAATCATATCGAATCCCTCGTCCTCCAATTCGGGGACAATCCCCGCCGCTCCCCATCGGTCATATGCCATCTCTCGAATATCGAATTGCTTTCCTAGTTCCTTAATCCGCTCTTTGATATATCTAAGATCGATTATATTTCCCGGAGTCGCCTCGATTAATCCGGCTTCTACCCATTCCTCATATGGTACCCGGTCTTTTTGCGACCGCTCGCGCATATTGTCTTGCGGTATCCAGAAAAATGGGAGAATGTCGAAGCATCCTTCATTGTCAGGAGATACCAGTACAAAGGCCGCGATATCATTCGTGCTAGCAAGGTCAAGGCCCGCATAGCAAGTCTCTCCATGCAAGTCGCTAGAAACGACCTCACCAGCCGTGGCGTCCCACGATTCAATCGGCATCCACCGCGTTTCTTGTTGCGTCCATTGGCAAAGATAAAGTCGCCTGAAAGTATTCTGTAGAGCCGGGGTCTCTTTTGCTTTATTGCAGAGAGACCGCATTTCCTCCAAGTCTCGAAATTCACCGAGCGCCGGGTTGCAATCTTTCCAAACTTTCTCGTCGGTCCATTCTGCGCTTTCAGGGGCGGAGAAAATAACAGGGTAAAAAGTAGGGTCGGTAACGATACCCTTCTTGATGTTCTCCGCATATTCATGCTGCTCCCAACAAATACTGTTTCTATCGAACCCCGCCGTTGTTATTGCAAATACAAGCGGTTGTCTCCTCGTTCCCCCGCTAGTTGTCAGAACATCCCACAGCTCGCGGTTGGGCTGTGTATGCAGTTCATCGAAAATAATCCCACTAGCGTTGAACCCATGTTTGGTTGCGGCCTCTGCGGAAAGCGCATGATAGACGCTCCCCGAAGACCGGACCACAATCCTTTTTGAATGCTCGACAATTTTACAGCGCCGAGCGAGCCCGTCATTTTGCCTAACCATTTCAGCGGCAACATTAAAAACAATAGACGCCTGGTCTCGATCGGCCGCCGCACTATAAATCTCAGCCCCGCCCTCTCCATCCCCAAACAAAAGATAAAGGGCGATTGCCGCCGCCAGCTCGCTCTTTCCATTCTTACGCGGGATCTCCACATAACAGGTCCGATACTGCCTATTGCCATCTTCCCGCACAACACCGAACAAATCCCGTATAATCTTCTCTTGCCAATCTCTCAAATTAAAAGGCACCCCGCGCCAGGGTGCCTTCGTATGCTTCAGCAACTTTATAAATTTTATAGCGCGGTCCGCCTTATCTTCGTTGTACATCAAGCTTCGCCGAGAAGTTCCTCCATTTCATCTTTCGTTTTCTTGCCGGCTATCGAGAGCCGCGCTCGATCGGATGGACTAATACCAAGTAGCGATGCAAAGCTCTGCATCCTTTGAAAATACTTCAAGGCCAAGCTCTGTTCGGTCGCTACCCTACTTCCGTGATACTTGACAGCCTTGGAATAGCAATTGCAATAACCAGCAATGATTGCCATATCGATTTGCGCAAGCGTGCCCTGGGCGTTCATCAACGGGATTATTCTAGCCCATTCGCTTTTAGCATTGGCATCAAGCCAGTCCGGACACGGGGGGGCTCCGGGTACAGCAACAACCTCCTCCTCTTTTGACGGGAGATGCCTCTTGCCAGGGTTTCCCTCGCTCCTTACAATTGCCAATGGCCTTTTTCTATTTCCCATTCAATTTGTATGCCAAGCTTCCGAATATTTCCAACTGCGGCCGCTAGCGCGAAAGAGATCGGAAGAGCACACGTCTGAACTCCAGTCACGTCCGCACATCTCGTATGCCGTCTTCTGCTT